GGGTTCTTCATGCCCTTGGCGATAGCCAAAAGCTGAGAAAGTTGGATTTTCATTGGTGGTGTTCCTATTCGGAGGGACCGCTGTTAGACGGGCTCGAATAGGTCCACCGGGCCGGTTCACGCTGGGGCTTGATGCCGGGCGTAAATGGGAACCCAATGACGGTTCGGCTGGGTCATTTCTACAAACCCGGCGTTCGCGTTGCCGCGTCACGCCGAGCCTCGTGGGGGAACGGGAAACCGGTTCGTGCGGTCGTTAGCACACGGACCGGGAGAGAAGAGAGTCCTGTCATATCTTACCCAAGTACACCGATCAACGCCAGATCACGGTCAAGCAGGATCGTCTTTTCCACCTTGGCCGGACCGCTGACGGGATAGGACTTCCGGACCGTGCTGACCTCGCCCGGCATGAAGATCGAGGCCGTCGCGCGGCGGATGCGGTTCTCGGTCAGGCACTTGAGGACCGCAGACGGATTGCACGGCATGGAAACGATGCTGTACTCCAGCATGTCGCCGGTCCGGATCACGTTCTGGCAGGTGTCGCCGTACCGCTTCAGTTCGTAACTTGTGGGTGGACCTTCATCGTCACCGATCACGCCAACCGACAGGCCGCGAAGGGCCTCTTCCTCGATGAGCGTCAGAATCTCATCGCCGATGGTGAGCTTCGTGATCCGGGTCTGGGCGAACAGATGGTCGCCCTGATCCTCGATCCGGCGACAGACCGCGACGGGCATCCGTTCCGATGCCGGTGCGTTCTTATCTGCCCACGAGTGGTCAAGGTAGACCGCCTTGGTGGTGCCCATGAAGTAATGCCCCGGCCCGTACCGGAGCCCCTTCGGGATGATGACCTCGCGTTCAAGGTCGATCACGTCCGCCGCAATGATGCCCTTGACCAATCGCTGGTCATGGTCGATGGCGACGTTCTTCAGGGTGTGGCGCACGGACTTCGCGGAACGGTCCCCGCAATAAGCCTTGTGCCGGTCTTGCAGCGTCCATGCTGTCTGCGTCATTGTCAAGCCTCCACCCGATCGGGTAAGCATAGCGTCACCGTTCCAAGGTCGGTACGGTCCGTCAGCGGTTGCGGATCGGTTAGCCACTGGATCGACTTCAGCACCTCATCCCGGCCATCCCTGAACCGCAGGTACTTCGCGTAGTGCGTGATCCAAGTCGGCATTCTCGGCGCGGCCTGCCACACGATCGGGCCGACACAGTTCCAGCGACGGTCCAGCACATGCACTTGCGTCAGGTGCGTCTGGATCATCATGCTCAGGATGGTCTGATCGTCCGCCCCGTACGGCTTGAGAATCTTGTACAGTTCCGACGCGGCCGCGAACGGACCAGCGTGTGCCGCCTCGAACATGAACACGCCGGTGTTCCAGTACATGCCCCGGTAGGGCACGGGCGGATGGCCCATCTCCTGCGATAGGCAATCACTGATCGCGTTCCATGCGATCCGTTGCCGGTTCGTTGCCACGCCGTCCAGTTCGCCCTGATCGTTGTGGGCCGCTGCGAACATGCCGACCGGCACTTCATCGAACGGGCTGGGGCAATCGTCCCGGATCAGTACGTCCCCTTCCGCGAAGAACACGCGATAGCCGGGCTGCCACGGATAAAGCGGCAGTTCCAGCTTCATCTCGAACGGGTGCGTGCCGGACGCGAACGGCTCGGTGATTTCAACGTACTCCGCCCCCCACCGCTTCGCAGCGGCTTGGAACGATTCCCGCACGTTCTCGCACATGAAGTTGCCGGTGTTGATCGTGGCAAGGTAGTTCAAGCTACAAACTCCGCAAAGGGCATTACCTTCGTCCCCGCCTTTGCCGCCCCGCCAATGGAACAATCGAACGTGGTCAGGCCCTTGGCCGCGTCCGTAATGAAGTCGCGTTCAAACTGGGTCCGGTAGCTGTGCATCTGCTGGTCGGAATAGATCGTCCCGCCCGTGTTGCAAGGGACGGTCATCAGGGACTGGCCCATCCGCTTGACCCGTTGCCACTCCATCATCTCCAGCGTGTTGAACTCGTTCAGTTCGCACGCCCATGACTCGTGGATGGCCGCGCCGCTCCCGTAATACTGCCCGTCCAGAAAGCCCAAGTCCTGACCGATCAACGCTACCGGGTCCATCCCCATCCACCGGCACAGGTAATAGCACATCTGCGCGACCGTACCGGAAGCGGGCAAGCCATCGTACTTGCCGTCGATCTTCCGATGCTCGCACAGTTCGTCGCCTTCCAGCTTGTTCAGGACCGGATCGTTATTCACGATGACCAGACCGGGCCAGCCCTTGACCACGCCGGGATAGACCTTGCTCTCAACCACGAGCGGGATATTCCAAACGTCGTAGGCCGTCAAACCCTCGTAGAACCTCATAGACAAGTCGGACCAATCAAGGGCGCAGACGTAGTGCGGACGCACGCCACAGGCCAGCATGGGCTTCAGGGCCGTCTGCGTGGCAACCATGACAACATGGGAGTCGGTCTTGAGAAGGCCAATGTCCTTTGCCAGTGACGGACCGTCAGAGATGACCACGCCCTTACAGCCTTTGTGCAGGTCCTTCAGCAGCCCGATGCCCTTGTTGTTGCAGTACCAGTAGGCATTAGCGATCCGGTGCTTCATGTCCGAAGCCGACAGCACCTTGACCGTGGTCAGCATAGACCGCGCCGCCTCGGCCGCGCCCTCGATAGTCTTTAGCCACTTCTGCCCGATACCGTCCAGCCGTTCCCAGCTTGGCGGATGGTCAACGACCTGCACGCCAATGACGAACTGGCCCTCCGCGCCCCGGTACATCGCGGCCAGATCGCCCGGACCTTCCTCGCCCGTGTGGAAGATGACGGCCGACTTAGCGAACACCTCGGAATGGTCGATGGTGGACAGCGATTCGCGGAGCAGGGCTAGGTCCGGCTCGAGTACCCACACCGACCCGTTGTAGCCCAACTTCTCGGCAATGGCCGCGACGTGGTAGCCCGCGCCGTAGCCAAGCACGCAGAACAGGGCGTTGTAGCGAATGTCGCACGTATCCGCGATCGACCGGCCCTCCTTGGCCGGGTCGATGCGGGAACACAGATCAGTAACGCGGGCGGCGGACGGGAGCAAATCACCGTCCAGCCGCCCACGGAGCAAGGGGTTCAGCAGTTCCAATGCCGCGAGGTTGCGTTCGAGGATGGTCATCCTGCCGACGGCCTCTCATTTCCAAGCACCGCCCACCATTTGCCGTTCTCTTGTGCATACGGGAAGTTTGCGAGACTATTGGACAAGTCCATGATCTTGTCCTTCGGAACCGTTGCGACATTGGCGCACGTTTCTGGGGTCATCAGCACCCAGAGGTTGTACCCCGTGGCCGGATCGTGCTGCCTGCACTTGGGATCTGCGTCGATGTAGTTCACCCAACCTCCTGCGGCTTGTATTCCTCCACCGGCCAGCCCGTCACTACAGCCGTTCCATACCGGCCGTGCGTTACGTGCCCGTGCGGCATGACTGGCTCCGTAGCCCGCTCGCCCGGCCTTGGGCATGTCACTTCGTACCCGCCGCTGGACTTGCCATGGGCCTCCAGAATCCGGTCCGCAAGCTCGCCGGTGCTAATCGTTTCGTACTCGGCAGGTATGAACGTCGCCAGCCGTGGCCCGAGCAGCGTAGACAGGACCGTGTTCGCCGCGTTCCGGTCCGTGATGTAGTGCCGCAGATGGCCCGGCGCGGTCACGGTCAGGGCCTCGCCCTTATCGACCTGCTTGCACCACTTCTCGACTACCGACCCGCTCGAGCCAATGACGTTCACGAGCCGGACCACGCGGGCACCGGCCACGCACCGGGCCACATGCTCGCCAAGGGCCTTGGTCAGCCCTAGCACGCCAACGGGCTCGACGGACTTGTCCGTGGACAGGTAGACCATCGGCACGCGGTTCATGGCGCACCAGTACGCAACGACACCGGTAGCGATGACGTTGTTTTCCGTGGCCTGCAAGGGCGAGCCCTCGAGGGCGTCAACGTGCTTGTATGCGGCGCAGTGAATGACCGCGTGCAGGCCAAACGAATCAACCTGCGGGTATGAGTGGGCAACGTCCGCCAAGGTCCGGGTCACACCGGCCGACACATCACCAAGCCTGCCCTCGTCCCGGTCGATCGCTACCACGCTCTCGGCCCCGTACTCGACAAGCAAGTCACAGACGGCCTTGCCAATCGTGCCGCCCCCGCCCGTAACGTGGAACCGCTTCCCCTTGACGTACTCGCGCACCTCGGGGCAGTCCCGGCCCGCATCTGGCGAGTCAAGCAGCGTGGACGGATCGAACGTGGTGGTGGTCATTCAGTCGGCTCCCGATGACGCTGCCGAAAGGTACTCGGTAACGTGTGACTTTGAATCCTCGACATTCCGCCACGTAAACGGCTTCAGCAACCTGCGCCGCTGCACTTTTACGATCTTTGACAGACGATGATGCTTACCTCGCAGCTTGGCGGCGCGTTCGCTTCTGGCCATTTGCACCTTCAACTCAACAATCCTCATGTCCATAGAGACTTGTGACTTTACCATCGACTCGATGAACGATTGCGGCCTACTCGATGGCGGTGCCCCATCTTCTGCTTCGCGTGGTCCTGCAACAGCGACCGGGGCCGGATTGGACGAATACGTTTCGTACTCATCGAGCTTGGGACGCCTTTGACCGAATCCAAACATGCCCATTCTCCTGATCCCCCGCCCTAGCCCTTCCTCATGATCGGCACCATATCACACCGGCACCTTGGGTGCGCGGGCGGGCGCATGATGTCCCGATATGTCACGGTCCAATCGCCCTCGCTGGTCTTGATCGTCGCGCCGAGCGGGACAAACGACTCGCCCAGCTTGGCCGTGTTGTGGTTCTTCGCAATGGCCCGGCAGATCGGGCACGGGTCGCCCGACTCCAGCCACTTCTTACCCACCACGTCGCCCGACGCGGCCCATGCCAGTTCGGCTCCGCCGTGCAGGACTTGGCTGCCCTCGGTCACAGCGATCCGCTCCGCATCGGCCAAGGTCTTGTCCCGCATGATGTCGGCAACGGCCTGAGTCAGTTCCGGGCCGGTCGTGCCGCCTGAAAGCTGTTCAATCAGCACTTCCTTCAACTGGTTATCGACGGTCTTGGTCACGCTCTCGACTAGCTGGCCGTTGACGGTTTCGACGTACTGCTCTACCCGCGACTTCTCTACTACGAAGTTCCGCGAGTCCATAGGCAGTTCGTCCCGGCCCGCCTCGATGCCAAGCTGCACCCCGCCGCGAATGGACGGGCCAAGCTTCTCCGCTAGCTTCATGGCGTCTTCGGGCCGGATGGAAATGAAGTTCTCGACCTGCGAGGCATGGGACGGCAACGACCCGGCCAGTACCTTCTGCGACCACTCCATGAACCACGCAAGGGCGGCCTTGCCGATGGCCTTGATCTCGTCCGGTTCCTTGCCCTCCTCGGGCGGGGTAATGGCCTTATGGACGTGCTCGACACTCAGCGACTTCTTTGCGGGCTTGTCCTTTGGCTTCTGCTTGTTCGCGGCCCGGTCCTTGTCGGCCTGCTCCGCAGCGTGCGCCATCTTCTCCCGCTCCAAGTCGGCCGGGTCCTTGAGGTCGTTATGGGCCGGATCGTCGCTCGGCGGCTTTCCCACAGCGGAACGGGCTTCGTTGACCGTGCCCCAACCGCCAGCGATTTGGATGTTCTCGCGGTTCGTCACCTTGTCCAAGTCTTCAACGACCGGGTTCTCGATGACAACGAACAGGCCCGGATCGTTCAAGGCCCGGAACGCAAACGGAATGTTCCGGTTGATGGTGTCTTCGTACCGTCGCGCCCGTGGCTGGATGCCGTACTTCATCCAGTGCGGCATCGCCGTCTCGCCGTGGGCGAGGCTGGTCGGACCCATGACGAGAATGTCGGGCGGGATGTCACACGCCGCCGCAATCTTCTTCATGGTCGCTTCGTCGCTGGCCGAGCCGATAAACCCGGCCTCCTTCGTACCAGCCTCCCACGGGATGACCTTGGCGTCCTTGCCAAGCTGGAGCAGCAAGTCCTTCGCGGCGTTCTGCGTGCCGGACCGGCGCACAAGGGCCGCGTGGACTTCCTTCTGCTTCTTCGGATCAAGCCGCTCGTCCATGATGATCAGGCCGGGCTGGATCGCATTCTTCAGTGCGTTGATGGCGTAGCTGTCGAACATGACCGACAGGTCCACGCTCTGGGCGCACTTCCACAGGTCCGACATGCCCCGGTACGGATCGCCAAAGACGTTCGGCCGCTTGAAGAACCAAACGTCCTCGGGCTTGAAGTCGTGTTCAATCTCCGGCCCGCGCCCGTAGATGTACCGGTTGATGATGTTCCGCTCATCGGCAACGACCCGCGTGAACTGCGGATACATCGGCCACCACTCGACGGGCCAACCGTTGTCGCCATAGACGTTGTACCAGCCGAAGTCGCCGCACACGCCCTGCATGGCCTCGGTCATCTCGCACAGTTCAAAGTAGCCCATGAACGGATTGGGATTCTCGAGGATGCGGACCAGCGGATGGTTCGGGTCGGTAATCTCTTCGACGTTATCACCAGCCTGATACGCCTTGGTCCGTGCGAGCGGCCCGGCCGTATCGCGCATGTGCTTGAGCAGGTTGGCGTTGGGCTTCTTCGTCTGGAACGCTGACTTGCCGTACCGGCTGTCGCGCACCACGGTCCACTTCAGCGAGGCAACGGCCGCTGAGTTGCGGGACACACCCACAGCGAACCAGCCCTGCCATCGCTTCAGCATCTCTTCGTAGTGGTAACGCCGGAACCTGCCATCGGTGTGCAACTCAAATGGCCGTACCGTTGACTCGACGTAGAGTTCTTGCTGCTTCTGCTTGACGCCTAGAAGTTGGGAGACTCGTGTAAGCAGGCCCATCAGGAATCTCCGTGTTCAAATGCGAGCATCGCCGCTCGTTCTTCGGCGGCAGTGTCGGCGTCAAACTGGTCCCGATCAGGCTTAGCTACGTCAGTATATCTGGTAGTAATGACCCGAGCCGAAATGTCGTAGCCCACATCGAGATGGGCCACGGCGTACCGCATCGCGTCCATGCCGTGGTCGTTGATCTTGAGCGGTTCTTCCTTGATCGCCTTGCCTTCCTTGCTCGGCGTCCAGATGTACCCGTCAAACTCATCGATCGTGTCGGTGGGCTTCTTCGTCTCGGCGAGGTCCGTATCGACCTCGACCCGCGCGTCCAGCATGACGAACAGGCGGGGCCTGCCGTCACCGGCCGGCCTGAGCCGGGCCTGCACCGCCTCGATGCCGGGCAGTACGGCCTTGTTCGCAGCGATGGTCTGGATACCGGCCCGGTGCAGCGTTTCGCGGTCCTCGGCGTCGTGGTCGCTGACGGTGAACTCGATGTCCTCACCGGCCGACAGCTCGAGGATTCTGGATGCGTGGTCCGCTACCAGCCGCTTGGTGTGGTAGATTTCCCGGTACAGGTAGAGCCGGTCGTCTGGGTCTAGTGCCCACCACTGGCAGACGAACGGGTTGGTGAAGCCAAAGTCGATCGACCGGAAACGCCGCCAATGGGGTGGTATGGGGAACGATTGGACCGCATGGATGGCCCGGTCGTACGCCTCATAGATAATGCCCTCGGCACTTACCCACTTGCCGTGGAAGAGCCGCTCTTTGCGCGGCCCGGTCAGTTGCGACAGCCGGTCCAGATAGACCGGGGTCACGCTTGGATTGTCGGTGTGGCGCGATACGAGCCGCTTCATGCGGGGCGTCTTGGCCCGCTGGTTCAGCCAGTGCGAGGGGAATGACGGGTTGCAATCGGCGAGGCCCTGCTGGTACGGCATCACGCCGTTGCGGAGCCGGGTCATCAGCTTTTCCCATTCGTCCTCGGATAGTTCCGTCGCCTCAAAGGCCGCGATGAGGTCGTACTCGGTGGACATGATCCGGTCGGGATTGTCCAAGCCGCCCGTAATCAGTTCCGACCCGTTGGGGTAGTGGTAAGCCTGCCGCGTCTGCCGGGACGGGCCGGACACCCACGGGGCCATAGGCGGACAGACCTTGCTCTCGTACGTGACCAGCACCGATTCGGTCATTGACGATCTGGTCTTGCGGACGATCAGGGCACGGGACCGTGGGTACTTGTCGAGGGCCAGATGAATCTTGGTCAGGATGGCGCGGGTCTTGCCCGTACCGGCTGGCCCATCCATCAGGATTTCAGCATCCCGGCACCGGAACAGTTCGGCCGCTGCGCCGAATGGCTCGTAAACGGCTTTGGCTGGTTCCGTGGCTATATCTGGCTCTCGTCGATGCCCTTGATGTACGAAACGAACCGGTGGGCGTGCTGTTCAGCCCCTTCCGGTGTCCGCTTCACGTATTCGAGCAGCTTGGTAAAGTTGGACCCGTCCAGATTGGACAGAAGCTCCATAGCCCTGAGCCGTTCGCGGGTTCCGGCCGTGCCGTCCCGCATGATCCGCTCAAGCTCGCACGGGATGTCCACTTTGAGGTTGTCGGGGATGACCCAGCCGTTCTTCACGGCCCGCAGCAACAGCCGCATATCGGCCCGGTCGTGGTGGCCGTCGCTGGTGGGGAGCAAGCGAGACTCCCCCTGACCCCCGATCATTTCATTCGGCTCTGCCATCCTGCTCCCAATGTAGCCTATGCTACAAACTTGACTCGCCCCCTGCAAGGCTTATCGTGCCGTAGAATCATTGGTCTGTACTGGACTGGTACCGGACCGATTCGCCCTCATCCATTCCTCGGTCGTTGGCAGGTCCGGCCCGTTCTGGGCTGGTTGTGCCTTGGCTGTACCGGCCCGGCGCGGCCATGCCACGGCGATGGGCGTGACCGTTCCGAGAATGGTGAAGATCGTTGCCCATGCCCAACGGGCGTAGCTGTGCTGTTCCAGAACGTGCGCGGCGCAGGCTATGCCGGTCAGTGCGAAGCTGGCATAGATGAGCAGGCCGGTAAGGAAGTCCTTCACGCTGCCTCCTGTCTGCACCGTGCCGATAGGAGCGGACGCCAAGCGGTAACGACTTGATTGACACGGCTTTCTGTGTACCCGGCCGCTTTGGCGCATTGCGCGCCGCTCAGCCCTTTGAGGAAGTACAGGCGAAGGATGAACCGCTCCGATCTGCGGATGCCCTTCGTGATCCCATCGAACAGGTCCCGGCCGTCATCGAACTGGCCCAGTTCGGTCTTGTCCTTGGCAAGGTGCAGGCTACGGACGTGCCGGTTCGCTAATGGCGCGTGGCTGGATGCGTATTCGCCGATCAGGTCGGCAAGTTCCGCTTCGGTCGGCTTGCGTCCGTGTTCGGTGTAGAACAGTTCCGTGGCGGCGTCGGCCTGCTTGCGGGCCTTTGCGATGTGGCGAGGGCAGGGCGCACCGGACCTCACCTCATCGAGCATGGCCCCCACGATGCGGTACTTGGCTACGGTGATGAATTGGCATCCCCGGTTGGGGTCGAAGCGTTCGATCGCGTCGAGCAGGCCGAAGTTTGCCGCCGAGAGCATGGCGTCCGGATCCGCCGATGGGCGGGAACGGCAGAAGGTCCGGACCATGCCACGGATGATGGGCTGGACGGTTTCGGCCAATGCGGAACGGGCTGCAAGGTCGCCGGTCGTGGCATAGGTTGCCGCGTACCGGTCCGTGTCCTGATTGGCGGTCGTTGCTGTAGTCATGAAAGTCCGAACCGCTTGCGGAGGATGGCCCGTGCCTGCCGTGCTGATCGCTTGCAAATACCGATAGGGCACCCAGTCTGCTTGGCGCATTCCGATGCGGACAGGCCGCCGAGCAGCGTGGCCCGTGCGGGCTTCTGGTGCTTGGCTGGCAGGGTCCGGATCACTGCGTCCACTTCCTCAAGCATCTCATCGGGGTTGAGGCTGGTTGTGGCCGTCAGCTTGCCATCATCAACCGAGTCGATCGAGACGAACGCGGGCGGGGTTTTGGATTGACCGATTCCCATGATGGCCCGCATGTCCTGAATCATCTGCCCCTTGATTCTGGGGTAGACGAAGGTCGTGACCGGTCCGCGACCATCGTATCTGGAAACCGATTCGACGATGGCAAGGGACGCGGCCGAGAGCATTTCGTCCCGCGTAACCCGCCTATGCCGATTAGCGAACGTGGTCGCCATGCCAGCCCCGATCGGCTCGAGTTCGCGGATCATGGCGTCCCGGCTCATCGCTGGCCCATCTCCGGGCGGAGGCTGTACAGGGTCGATGCGCCCACGCCCTGAACGTAGATCGACGTGAACGGCCCGCTGATGTCGCTGACCGGGGCGTAGACGTTGTTGTCGGCATTGCCCGATGAGAGCGTCACGCCGGACAGGGTTCCGCCGACGCCGGACAGCGGAACGAGCGGGTAGGCCCACACCTTCATGGTGCCGGAATGGGCAAGCACCCGGAATGCGGACATGGCAGCACCGGAAGCTGGACCGGCACTGAAGATCAGGGTTCGGGCGGTCGTGACCGTCCCTCGATTGACTACGCGGGGCATTCCGAGTCCTTTCAGAAGTGAGTCATCATAACCACGCGACGCTTGGAAATGTCAAGGTCGCCGTCGTCTTGGTCGGCACCATCCCCACTCTCGCCTTGCAGGATCGGCTGGAGCCACACCGCATAGACCCGGAAGTCCGTAGCCCCGCTCAGGCTCCGCGCCGTTACATTCGGGCCGTTAGGTGCGCCAAGGGTTTCGCCGGTCATGCCCGCCGCGACGAGGGCATTGAACGCTGCCAGTCCGCCCGCTCCGGTCGTGTCGAGGTAGTACTCGTACTCGGTCTTCGTCGTTGTGGGAACGGCCGTGGATACCGCGTCACCTACGACCGTGCCGCCGCTGGACACTTGCAGCAGGACATTGGCCGATGCGTGCGGGGCCGCTGCCGATGCCAGCGTGATGCCGAGCTTCCACGCGATGACCGTTCCGTCCGGGGTCGTTGCCGCCGTAGTGCCGCCCAGAATGTCCGAGCGGTTACTACTCAGGCTGGTGTTGGCGTAATCGCCATTATCCGCGCCGTTGACGTTCCCGGCATTGACCCAATCGACGTTGGCCCCGGCTACGAACGTGCCGGAGGTCAGGTAGATGCGGTCCCCGGTTACGGGCACAACGGTCCGGAGCGTGAAGTCGTCCTCGGTGGTTGGGGTCGATTCAACGCCGCTGGCATTAACTGCCACAATCTCAAAGTAGTACGTGGCCCCCATCGTCAGGCCCGTGGGCGTCCACGTTCCGTAATCAATGTCGGTCTGGATCGTGATCGTTGTGCCTACGTCGTCGCTGTCCTCTTCGAGATTCAACGCACCAGCGGTCAGGCCGTACCGGACGATGTAGCGAGTGATGCCGGACGTTGCCGAGAGGGTCCAAGCAACAACGGCCGTATCGGCCTCGGCGGAAATAATCACCACGCCGGTCGGCGCGTCCGGGATGGTCAGTTCGCGGGTGGCCTCGTCCCATCCCTGATTGCAGACGTTCTGGATGTACGTCGTGCCAGCCGCGTGCGGGGAGCCTACCAGCGTGGCGCGGGTGCCCTCGGCCCAGATCGCCGTGCAGGTTTCTTGCAACCAAGTCGCCATGATCCACCCCTGCCGCAACGCGGCGGCGATTCGCTGGACCCGCAACCGTTCGTCCCAGTTTGCGATTGATTGTTCGGCTAGCCGATCGATCGACTGAGCGAAGGTAAGCGCGGACCCGTTGATGATACTGACGTAGCCCTGCAAGGTCTTCGCGGTGTCTGGAAACGTCGTCTGGGTATTGCTGCTGCCCGTCTCGCCCGCTGCCGTCACCCAAGCCGCATAGGCACGGGCTACACCTTCGTCGGTAAACTCGTTCCCGCCCGATGCCCGGTAGTAGTTCTGGCCGGTCCAAGTGAAGTCAGCCGGATCCGCTCCGCTCGCAGTCGTGACCAGCGTGGCCGAGTCTGCCCCAATGTCAGACTGGATGTCGTTGTCGATGAAGACGTGCCCGGCTTGGCTCGTAAACGTCGATGGCGATGGCGGAGAACCGGCCGCGGCACTGATCGAGATCCCGCCGCACCAGTTGTACACCGTGTTCCGGGCCACGCTCAGGTTGTTGCAGCCCACACCGGAGCCGTAGCTGTCCGCCGACAGGATCAACGCCCCGGCCGCATTGGTCGAGGTCTTATTAGCGATGACGTTATCAGCAACGATCGCGCCGTCGAATCCGATGTTGGTCAGTTCGATGCCATACCCACGCAGCAACGCGCCGGTGATGTCTGTGCCTTCGAGGATGACGTTGTTGCAGACCCGGCCAGTTACGCCCGTCGTATGGGTTTCGGAAACCGGATCACCGCCGCCGAGCAGGATCGCAAGCGGACACTGAATGACAACGTTTCCGGTCGCGGTTCCTCCGCATCGAAGCTGTACACCGTGCGAGGATGCGCGGCTCAGGACGTTGTTGAGAACCTTGACGCTGGTATTTCCGGTTCCAATGTACAAGTCGTGCTTGTAGATCGTCGGGCCTTCTGTGCCGTCGATGCCTGTGTTATCGACGACGTTCTCTTCGATCGTCAGCCCGGTAACGTCATCGGCGTAGATGCCCTGCGAGTGGCCGGAGTTACCGTAGCTGTTCAGGATGTAGTTTCTGCGGACCGTGACCGTGGTTTGTCCGCCCGTGCCGTCGTCCTGAAACGTGATGCCGTTGAAGTAGCCGTCAAAGACACAATCCTCGATCAGGATTCCAGTGGCCGGACCGAGCCATGAACAGCCGGTCGGCGAACCCGTACCGGTGTAGGTGTTAGGCGTGAAGTGCAGGCCAAGCACCGATACGTAGTTCACGGCCGATGGTGAACCGCCGCCACCCTCCCGGTACATGCCGCTAGTGGTTCCGGTGTTGAGGATAGGTCGTGCTACGGCACTGCCATACGTTCCGATCACCATCGGCTCGGATGTGGATCGTCCGAGCTTGCGCCAGTGGCCAAGGCCGGTCGAGAACGTGCTGCCACGCTTGAGCAGCAACCAATCAGGCTTGCCGCTCGTCAGCAGGGCATACCCGGCCGCAATGGTCAGCTTCGGCGTGCTAGTCGTCAGCCCGTCGTTGGCGTCATTGCCATCGTCGGCAACGTACACAGCAATCGCGTCACCCGCGAGCGTGTACGTCGTGAATCCGTTCGCGTCATACGCCATTTAGGTGAGCGTCCGGTTCGGTGAGGTGGTGTCATTCCACATCGCAGCAGCGACCTCTTCCGGGGTCGGTATGTCCACGGGCCATGCTCCGCCGTCAACGCCGTTCATGCCCGTCTGGAAACACAGTGCCCCTCCGCCGCTGGTGTTGTTGAGGGTCAGGTCCGTGGATGACGTGAATGGATCGGCCGTCAGCGTGATCTGGCCCGTCGTGGTCCAGTTGCCCTCGTTCGTGTCCGCGCCGCCCATGTTCCCGACCGCGTTATAAAGCTGAAAGTTCGGGCGAACAGATGTAGCACCGGCGAACCACACGGATGATCCGCCCGCGCCCCATGCCACGCAGTTGATGAGCGGCGAGACTGAGTTTCCATCCGAACCGACCGCTGCGACCGAGCAGTTTCGGAATGAGCAGTTCACGACGCCAAAGACGCCGGCCGTGGTCGTGATACCGGTCGCGCAGTTGATGACGACCACATTGACGGCTGCGCATCGTGAGATGAGGTAAATACCGTTGGAACCGGCCGACCCGCACGATACACGGCCACCGATTACACCGCAGTTTGCCAGAGTGAGGGCGTACGCACTGGAGCTTGAGGACGCGATTGTTGAATCACAGTCGATGATCTCGACGTTGTCGCCGCCGAGCGAATAGATCGCACACGCCGCCGAGCTTGATGCGTGCGTGTTCGCCACGGAACACCGGTAGAGCGTGGACGGGTTCGTCGGGTTGACGGTGTTGCCCGCCTTCGCAGACGTGACCGATATGCCCGTCGCCTCCATGTAGGCTGGAAGTGTCAGACCGCCAGAGGTGTAGGTGATGACACCCACGCCGGTCATGGTGAGAGCGGCACCGGCCGTCCGTGTCGGCACGATCGCAACGCCGCTGGCGTCACAGGGCCGCAACGCAATCGGGTTCGTTGCCGTGCCCGGATTGGTGAAGGTGTCGTTGGCTGTGGTCCGCGTGATCGTGCCGTTGTAGTTGGCCCGCTCACCGGCCGCGAGCGTGGTGAGCATCGTCGCCCATGACCACGCATTGGCAATGGAGGAACCATCGGCCGCGCCAGCACCGGCATCGGTGACGTACTTTTCCGTATAGGCCATGTCAGTTCACTCCCAGAAGTCTTCCCAGAATCGTGGCGCACTCGATTTCAAAAAACATCCCGGCAGTCTGATACTCGCCATTGTCCCAACGCCTCAGCAGCCGTAGAAAATGCGGGCGCGTTGCGGCCCGATACGCGCGGAGTTCATTGTCCGCAAGCACTTTCTCTGCGATATCAGTGATCGTTACCAATGTCAGTTCACTCCCGTCCATCCTGCGCCGCGCAGGGTGTTGATGATGGCCTTGTCCTGCTGCCGCGCCCATTCCGGGTCGGCGTTGCGCTTCGCCTCGTCGGTCCAGATCAGGATGTTCGCGCCGCAATCGACGGCATCGGCGAAGCTCTCGGGATCGTTGTACTCAGAGAGAACGATCCACACAGTCGGTGGATTCCACCGCATGACCACGCCCGGACTACGAACCGTGTTGGTCGCACGCTCCAGACACCGCGCCACATCCACCGCCGGATAGCACTTGCCCGGTTCACTCACCATGTAGGCGACCAGCACGGGCACGGTCGTCCTCGCGGCAGTCTGGGCGCACGGGTACAGGGTCGGCTTGCCAGCCGGGACCGTCGCGTAGTTGCCATAGTCACCACCGAACCCAACCTCCCGCAGACACCACGCGAACCAATCACACAACTGGCCCGCGAACGTCTGGGCCGGGTAGCCCGTCCAGTTCTCGGCGTCGGTCAGGTGAAAGATGCCGTTCCGCTTGGCCTTGCTCAGCCCTCGCCAGCCCCCAAGGGCCTTGTAGACCGCTTCGACCGCATCACACAGGGCCATTACGTTGGCGGAATCGAACCCGGCAGGTATGCCCGCGTTGAAGATCCAGTCAATGACCGGAACCAGCTTCAGCCGGGCCGCGGCGTCACGGGCCGGAACCTCGCGGCCGTCCACGGTGAAGTACGGCGTGCAGTTCGGCCAGTCACCGCGCAGGCCGACGCGGACGATGCCGCGCAGCTCGGAACTGACGATGGGGTTGTTCC